TAATCTGAATAAGGACATAGTGGTTACTCTGTGGTTTCTTCTTCTGGTTCGTTGTTGTTGCCTACTACCATTTCGATGAACAAAATCATCTCGCGGTAGGCATCTCGGCGCATGGCGTCAAGGGGGTCGTAGGAACCGGCCGCCCCCTGGAAACAGGGAAGGTCGGTCTGGAAATGTTTCTTCAGCTCCGCCAGAACTTCCGGATTTCTGAAAGCTTCCCGGAAAATCCTTCTGCGGTGCTTCATGCGCTTTTCGTACTCATCCTGGGGATTTGTCTTCATGCTGTTTGTAAAGCTTGTTGCGCCTGGGCGTTATTCCTGTTTGCCACGGAGGACTGTTCCGCAAGGGCAGCCTGCGTGGCCGCTTCCTGCTGCTGCTTCCTCTCGGTCTCCTTCTGCTGCATCTCTTCTTCCGACGCCTTGCACTCCATCGGAGCGCCCTTGGAATCGTAAATCAGCTCTCCGGCCTTGTTGAGGTTCACAATATCCAGCAACTCCGGCCGGCCGGTCATCTGGACCAAGGTGCCGATGGACTCAAGAGCTGTCATCAAGCCGTCCGTCTGCGTCCGGGCAATCGCCTGGGCGATCTTGCCCATGAACAGCACCTGTGGAACAGCCAAACGCGTGGGGACTCCCCGGCGGTTGGTCTCAAACACGCCTGGCACCGGGTCCGGCAGCTTGCCGGCGCGGTACAGCAATGCCATAATCCGCTGGCACATCATCCGGAAATCGCTCACGAATAACGTGAAAGAGGGGGTAAATCCAAGCACCTTTTCAGCTTCCCGGGCCGCTACCTCCGTGGCCGTCATCTGGCGGTCAATGCGGGAAACGGTCTCCAGCATGGGAACGTAAAAAGCCTCTTCAATCTTGGCGTACAGTCCGCGCAGGTATTCCAGTCCAATATCATACTGCCCTTGTGTACCCCATTCGCGTGGGAGCCCGAGATTGGCCGCTTCGGCAGAAATGGTGGTTTGGCCGCCGGCGCGCAAGTCTACATCACCGTACTGTGAAGCCAGCAGGAAAAGCCTTGGGTAAGCCTTCGTCTGTCCCAGCGTGTACAGAATCTTCTCCATGTCGATAGCCATGCGAATGGTGCGCCGTGCGTGCCACGCAGGACTCACCCCGTAGGGACTATCGCCCCAGCGCAGGAAGCGTGTTACCAGGAACGGAAACTCGTAAAAACCGCTCTCAAACACAATCTTCTTGTCGTCCAGGGAAATAATCACGTCCTGCCACGGCCTCTTCTTGGCTGGCAAATTATTGGAAAGCAGCCTGCCAGCCTGATTGGGAAGCACGCACTGAACAAACTCGAAAGAATCCGTATACCGGCGCTTTGCATCCTTGAGAGCTCTCCGTACCTTGGCCCCCAGGGCTTCTTCTCCCCATTTCTGTGCAGCCTGGTGAGCTGTCAGCCTGAACCAGCGCACCAGCGTGTCCACGTCTCCGGACTCCGATTCTGCAATGGCATAAGTGCCCGTGGGGATGTGCCTAAAAATCAGCTGTTTGTTGAGATTCATCTCGGAGAACATGCAGCCGGTCCCGGTCAGGCAACGGTCCAGATATACCTCGTGCATGACTGAATAGAAATTGGAAACGGCAAGCTCCCGCTCCATCACTTCCGTGGCCTTGTTGTACCAGTCATTCAAGGTCTGATTCCCATCCTTCTTGTAGCCAACGGGGCGAAGTGTGAACCATCGCCTGTCCAAAGGCGTGATGTACGTCAGGTGGGCGGAAGCCAGCTTTTTCAGGCTGTTATTGGCAACATCACTGTGCTCCAGTCCGCCGCCGTTGTCCGGTACGCTGTCTGGATGGGCATTGCCCGTGGCTCTGGGCATGATGATGCGGCGCATTTCATCCCAGCCGCCTTCAAAGGCGGTGCACAGGTTATCCGCCAGGGCAATGTAATCGCGTACCTCCATGACTGTTATCCCAGGGTTTTGCGCAGCGTGGACAGGCCGCCGGACAGATTCGGATTATTCACCGTGTCGGACAGCTTCAATCTGCGCTTGCTCTTGGTCTGTACGTCCTCCGATGCGTCCGAAACGGACTTCTCCGTGGCGGCCGGGTTCAGAGGTTCTTCTACTGCCGGCGGGGTCGGGGCTTGTGTGACTTTGGGTTTGAAGATGGAGCCCATGGTAATTTACTGGTTGAGGTTATAGGCATCCACGCCCTGCGCGATGGCACGGGCAATGGCGCCGGGAGTATCGCGTAACAGGGAAGCGTCTCCGGGGTTGGACAAGAAACCGCACTCTACCAGCACTGCCGGCGGCACGGTCTTGCGGAGCACATACAGGCTGGTCTTGTTTGGCTTACAGGACCGGTCAGGACGTGCCTGTACATGGTCAGCGCGCCCCGGCATGAGCTTGCACAGCGGCCCGGCAATGGCTTTGGCCAATGCTTTGCCCCGCGCAGAATCCGTGTAAGAACCGTCGCTGTGGTAATTGCGGTGATGGCAGACATGGGCACCGCAGGCAGTAGCTGATCCCGCAGAATCACAGTGTAGGGAAAGGGAAATATCATAGCCTCCGGCGTTGATGGCCCTGACGGTGGCGGCAAGGTCGTCGTCGTTATCCATGCGTGGAAAGTCAATGACGGTGACGGCGTGCCCCTGGGTCCGCAGCATGGGGGCGAGATGGTCCGCGATGGTCTTGGCCGTGGCGTGTTCTTCCAGTCCGTTGCCGCGGGAGCCGGTATTGTTGGCATGTCCGATGTCTAAAGCGATATTCATTTGTTCAGGTATTGGTTGATAAGGTGATCTGGTACGTCGTATTCCGCGTAGGTGCTGTTAAGGTGCCATTCTTCGTGCTGGGCCTTGTAGGCTGTACGCTGCTTTCTGCTCGGCAGGATGTGCATTTCCTGCTTGCGTCCAGGAGTTTTAATGACGAGTAGGTAAAGGTATTGTTCCGGCATGGTTAATTAAGTTATAAACTATTTCCTGTAGAACTGGTTAGAACTTGTAAGAAAAACTTTACAGTTGGGGGTAGTCCCGTTTTTGGAGCTGTTGCTGGTGGTAATTCTCCAAATGCTGGAGACGAGTATCCATCGTCCGCAGAATCTCCGCCGTATGAGCCGCGTTGGTAGTCTGTTCCTTCACCACCTCGCGGAAATCCAGGTAGATGAACACGGCTATCACAAAACCGCCGAAAGTGACGATCTCGCGCGTATAATCACGGATCACTCCCAGATATTCCTTGAGGGGTTTGCACATGGCCTTACTTTTTAAGGGATTGAACGACGGGCGGCACGTCAGTGGTGGGCTGGGCCTGGCTGTAGGACAGGCGCCCCGGTTCCAGCACCACGCACGCGCCGTCCCTGCATATCTCCGTCCGCTCCGCAGTCACGTCTATGGTATGCCCGCAGCCTCCCAGTAAAGCGGACGCCGCATAGGCCGCCCCCGCCAGGACCATCCACAAAAGGCGTTCCCACCATTTCAGGCCGGGTTTAGTTTTGCTTTTTTCGTAGGCATTCTTCATGCCCTGCTTCCCCGCCTCCAGGGCGGCCTTCTTTTGTTCGTCACTTAACTTACTCATGGTTTTGCTTTGTGAAGTATTTGAAAAATGCCACGGCGGCGGGGTCCGTGATGACGAATTCCGGGTAGTCCACCCGCGTGAACGTCCGGCGTCCGCCCTGGGTATTGACGGCCTCGACGGACAGCGCCACGGCATCGGTGGCAGTCGGCGGCCTGTCGACGTCATCTCCGTGAGTTGTCACCTGCACCAGCCTCGCCCATACCTGGGAGGCTTGCCAGTCCTCGCCCATGCTGGCAATCGCGGCCACCGCTGCCGCCAGGGCCGGGGCTTGGTCGGCTGGGATGCCGTCCTGCGTGTAGCGGTAGGAACACACAAAGCCGTTGCTGTCTGGAAATCTGGCGGTCATGACAAATTCGTCCCACTGTCCTGGGTTGGGAAACTGTAAATGTATCTCTTGCATGGTGTTATTGCGCTAATTGGTTGATTTCCACGACAGCGGTCTGGGCATAGTGGTGGCCGACAAAAACCCACACTTGCCGGGGTTGCCCGGTCGTGTTGGGGGCAAGCGTCAGGGTGATTTGGCCGCCGCCGGCTGGTATCTGCTCCGCGGATTGGCTGCACCATACGGCGGCGGGGTCATGCCCGCACATCGTGTCGTTAATGGCGTACACAGCCTCCGCCAGTGTGGAGGATACCGTCAGCGTTACTTCACCGCCTTCCGCTCCCACCTCCAGCGCGGAAGCCGTCACCTCCGGCACGGGCTTGACCGTCGCATCACGCATCACAACGCGCTCCATGATCGGCCAGACATCGTTGACTCCCAGCGCGGGGGCTGTGTCAATCCTCATGCCTCCCATCCGCAGCCCCACTTGCATGGTACTGCTCACCTCGTGAGCCTTGGCTTTTGCCGTGAAGCAGGCCGTGTTGCCGCTCCCGCAAAACAGGCTTGTCATCGGCATCACGTAGTGGCCGTCCACAAACATCTCCCAGCGATTCTCAACATTGGCGTGGTCAGCCGATTGCCGGGGAGTTATCGCCACAGAAAGATAAGTAACGCTGGGCGCCAATGCCCACATATACTGCTGATCACCTACATCCCGCCCGTAATCCGTGCCGCGCAACAGGCAGGACGTGCTGCTGCCCAGGTAGCCCTTGGGGTAGATCGTCACCTGCCAGGCGGGCGTCATGTCTCTGCTGGTTGCGCCGTTGACAGAGTTGATCAGCGGGTATCTGTAATTTGCATTATCCCAGGCATAATCTACCCAATGGATGGGATGCGCATAGCATGGCGAGGACGGGTTTGTGGTGCATCCATAGCCATGTGTGGTGCTTCCCAGCAGGATAGACACCTTGTCAGAGCCGATGATGCGCCACACAGAGGCGGCGGCATAATCTCTATTACGGCTATTGCCCATGTAGTTGGCAAACTTCCACGCCCCAGTGCTGCAACCAATCAGAGATACGCCGGCAGCCTTGGTCATCGTGACCAGCATGTCCTGCCAATCGTTACCGTATACGCCCTCCTTGATGGATACGTTGGCCGTGCCCACATTATAAGCGGCGGACATCTGCATCTGCCTCACAATGGTAGTTACCCAGGAGGGGATCAGGGTCTCCATGTAGTACCCCATCCGCCGCCAATCATCTGCGGCCCGCTGCTCTATCAGCGCCTCGTAAGAGATAGCCTCCTGGGCCGTGGCAGGCAGCGGCACGCGAACGCCGCCGTTGGCAGTAACGGTGCCCGTCGCAGTCAGACCGCCGGCCAGCGTCATGTTGCCCGCCGCGTCCACCTGCGGGATGGCGGCAAGGGCCTGCTGGGCTGCGGTGGCGGAGTCAGAGGCATTCTTGGCGGAGGTTTCTGCATTGGTTTCCGCCGTCTTGATTCTGCCTTCCGCCTGGTCTATTTCCCCTTTGGCGGTTTCAGCCTGTTCGACAAAGGGCGTGATTGCCTCCATGGCTTCCGCCTGGACCGTCTGCACTGCCTGCACGGCTTCCGTCTTTGCCGTTTCCACGGCTGTGACAGCAGCGCCTTGTGCGCTGGCTACCTTGTCCGTGGCGGTTTTCTGCGCTCGCCCTACAGCAAGAACGGAATCAGCTTGCTTGGCTTGTATGACGGTAACGGCTTCCTCTTTGGCCGCGCTGATCGTCTGCGTAAAATCTGAAACAATCCCTTCCACAGCCGTCTTGGCGTCATTGGCGCTCCTGGCATCGTGGGCCGCATCAGCGGCGGACGTGCTGGCAGAGGCCGCGGCATTGCCAGCCGCCACCTTGGAGGCTTGAGCGGCGCCGGCATAGCCTTCCGCTTCTCTGGCTCGTTCCGCGGCGGTGATAGCCGCTCCGGTTGCCGTCGTGGCTGCCTGACTCGCTGTGTCCGCGTCCGTGCGGGTGCTGGAAGCATCCTGCTGCGCCTGCTGGGCGGCGAGGGAAGCCGCCGTGTTGGAAAGCCACTGCGCCTTGATGGTCTTGCCTGCCTCGATAGGAATCGCAATGCCCATCACCGGAATGTCGTACACAGTGGAAGCCTCAATGGGAGTCACGGACTCCACAGCGCCGATGTAACCCGCAAATAGCCGTAAATCCTCTCCGGATTCATCCTGGGCATGGATGGCATACGGCCAGCGGCCAATAGGAAGGGCGGGAAAGGTAAGCTCCAGGTAATTCTCCTGTTCGCCATGCTCGATTGTGATGGGCAGCTCTCCTTCCTCCGTTTTCACGGTGCCCGCAAAAGAAACGCCCGTTACCGGGAACGGAGATTGAGTCACGTCCTCACGCAAAAGCCAGCCTATGCGCTTGGCATAGCCGGCTGTCGTGGACAAATGGCGTGTAATCCCCAGAAAATTAAGCATGCCTCCTTCATGAGGCAAACCCGGAAAAATCTCAAGTTGCCGAGTGTCACTACTTTTTGCCGGACTTTACGGGAGGATCAAATGGCAGGGACGCCAAAAGAATCATAAAGTTCTCTCCTGCATCTACTTTCATCTTCTCTGGTGCATAGGCTCCATCCATCTTGTTGAGCTCGGCAATGGCTGCAATTTTCGATGGCATCTTGAATTTCATGCCATTTTCATCAATGGAAGACTCTTGGCAAAGCTCTGACGTGTTGTCAATATCACCGATGGGAGTTGTCACAACGCGGGAAAGCCATTCCATGCGTTCCTGCTTGGTCAGCACGGCGGATTTATTCAACTGGGCGTTTAATTCGTCAATCATTCGCACAATTTCAGCATCTTTGGACAAACGGGAAGCCGCCTTACTTGCCGCCTCATTGCTCATGTCCTTGCGTTTGTATGCCTTACGGTATGCGTCCGCCTTGGACAATTTTCCATCAACCAGGAGCCTTGCAAACTCCTTCTTCTTCTCCGTCGTCCTGGATTTGTTACCCTCTCTCTTCATACCAATATTTTACCCTCCTGTTTTTCGGCGTGTCGAGTTGCCGAGTGTCAACGTTTCTTGCCGATAGCATCAACCTGCTGACTTTGAATCCTCAACTCCATCCAAAAAATCACGCCCCTGCTTGCTCAAATAATGCACACAGGGACGTGACCCGGTTTTGACCACGTCGCCAGTCCTTGCCAGGTAATCCAGCCTGTGGGACACGTTACTGGGGTCCAGATGGCACCTGTCAGCAATCTCCCGTGACGTTCTTCCCGGATGATCTCGGACCTCCATCAGGATAAGCAGTTGCGACGGCCGCACCCTCTGGCGGACAATGTTCCGCAACAGGTCTTTTCTGACTGACGACTCGTTCATTCTCCCTCCCTTCTCATGTAGCGTTCAAAGCAGTAGTCCGGCGCGTCCTCGACCCTGCATACCACGTTT